GTACGGGGAAATGATCTATCTATCGTGATCCAGGCGAACATAGATGATTCTTCTCTGTTTGATGTTAAAACACTGCTTGAAGGCAGAGAGATGGATCTACAAACAGTTGATGGACCATCCGGATTAAAAGCAAATGATTGGGTTGTTTTTAGCGGTGAAGGAGCTCTTGCACCAACGGCAGGTGTGCCTCTAACTGGAGGGACAGATGGAACAGCAACCAATCAGGATCATCTGGATTTCTTGGCAGCTGCAGAGTTGTATGATTTCAACACGATTGCACTACCATCCAATGACATGACGCTCAAATCCGTCTACGTGGCTTTTGTTCGTCGGTTACGGGAGGATGAGGGCAAGAAGGTTCAGGTCGTTCTGGAGAATTACCCTGGAGCCGACTACGAGGGTGTATTCAGCGTCAAGAACGGAGTGCTACTTTCAGATGGCACAACACTCACAGCTGCACAGGCAACCGCGTGGGTGGCAGGTGCAACTGCGGGTGCTCAGTTGAATCAGTCGCTTACATTCCAAGCCTACGATGATGCTGTAGACGCTGTACCGCGCTACACAAACTCACAAATTGAAAAGGCGATCATTGCTGGTGAATTTGTCTTTGTGCCCAATAACGGCCGTGCCATTGTAGAGCAGGACATCAACAGTTTTACCAGCTTTGTACCAAAGAAGGGTAAAGAGTTTTCGAAGAATCGAGTGATTCGCGTTCTTGATGGTATCAACAACGATTTTAAGAAGATCTTCGAAACATTCTACATCGGGAAAGTTGATAACAACGATGACGGGCGAAACCTGCTGCGAAATGAATGCAACACTTATATGAACACTCTGCAAGGGATCAACGCTATTCAGAATTTCGACCCAAGCACAGATGTGATTGTGTTGCCAGGACATGACTCAGACAGTGTTTATTCTGAGGTCAATGTGCAACCAGTAGACGCTATTGAAAAAGTCTATATGGAAGTGAAGGTGAAGTAAGATGGGATTCTTGCATGCAAAAGATACAATTTCCGGGCAGGAAGCCCGAGCCTACGCAACCATCAACGGTCAAGTTGAGGAGATGTTCTATGCGAAGAAAATCGAGGCTAAGGTTAAGAAGACGAAAAAAGGGATTAAGACGTTGAATAAGCGAGGTACCCAGAACAAGGCAACAGGCTGGGAAGGTACAGGCACCATGACGATTTATTACACAACCTCGCTTTACAGAAAGCTCATGCTTGATTATATGAAAAACGGGAAAGACACTTATTTCGACCTGCAAATCGTCAATGAGGACCCGACTTCATCTATTGGCAAGCAGACCGTCATCATCAAGAATGTGAACCTCGATGAGGTTACGCTTGCTGCTTTCGATGTTGACGCTGAAGTAATGGAAGAGGAAATTAGCTTCACGTTTGATGATGCAGATATTTTGGACGAGTTCGGCCAGCCAATCTTAGGCGAATAAAAAACTGGGGGTATTAATTGATGAGTGAATTGAGCGTATTTTTCATGCAGAATGTTGAAACAGATATTACTGAGGAGTTCGAGGTATCAAAACGATTCAAAGATGCAGAAGGAAACCCTGTTCCGTGGAAATTGCGAACGATGACTGAAGAAGAAAATGAATCGATCCGTAAATCGGCACAAAAGCGAGTAAAGTTAAAGGGCGGACAGTATACCACCGAAACAAACAATGATGAATACCTTGCTAAACTGGCAGTAGCTAGCGTAGTGTTTCCTGATCTAAAGGATGCTGAACTCCAACGTTCTTATGGTGTATTGGGTGCTGACAAGCTGCTGCGCAAAATGTTGCTACCAGGTGAATATGGCCACTTGCTAGAAAAGGTCCAGGAGATGAACGGTTTTGACCTGGACATTAACGATCTGAAGGACGAAGTAAAAAACTAATCAAGGAGGACGATGGTGAAGCTAATTACGCTTACTACGCCCTCCACGAACTCAAAATTTTACCACATGAGTTAACTAGAATGTCGAAGCGTGAGAAGGCAGCTATTTATGCAATGATCGACGTTCGAGTTAAGCAGGAGAAACCCAAAAGTAAATAGCGGATTTACCCTCTCTCGCAAATAGCTATGGAAATACTCGCTGAACATTGTTAGTATTTTCCTATAAGCGTTCTGGGGGAGGGTACTTCTATGAAAAAAATCGTTGCTGGTATTGCGATCGGGATGGTCTTGTCGTTTAGCGCAAGTGCCTTGGCTGGTCCAATCAAACAGTATCTGTTGACTGAGGTTAACTATCCGGTCGTTGTGAACGGCAAAGAATACAAGGATGCTAACAGTCCGATCCTAAATTATCAAGGTAACACATACATTCCGTTGGCTAAGATTGGCGAGTTAACTGGTGTGCAGTATAAATGGAACGATGAAAAGAAACGCGTGGAAATTGGTGCAGCTGAAGCGACAGGCGGAGTTCTTACTGGGGCGACAATCTTACCGGGAACAGACTATCCGATCGTAGAGGCACCTAATCCAAATGGGTATAAACAACTGATGGATGCTGATGATACACAGTTGGTCATAGCGAAGATGGAAAATTCGGCCCTTCCCCCTAAGCTAAGTGAGGGATGGATGAGCGAAAAGCTAATCAGGAAAGCTACTGACGAGTATTCAGTAAGTTTCAAAGGCGATGATAATTCAACGATTGTTATCGGGAGTACGTTTGCAACTGATCCAAAGGAAAGGGAGAAATGGACACTCAAGCTTCCTAGTGACTTTGCAAAGAGCAAAGACGGATCTGTTGAAGTAGACGGAGTAAAGATGAAGAAATATAAGGGCTTTATCTATTTCAATATCGCAGACTTGGAAAACATAGGAGTTCTAAAAAAGTAGAGCATGTTCGAAAAGCACTCTAAATAGGGTGCTTTTTGTTTTGCCTGAAAGGAGGAAAAGATATCGCGACAATCAGATCGAGCCTCAAATTATTTGATCAATTTAGCCAAGTGTTGAATCGAGCTAGGCAAGGCATGGATACCATAGTCAATTCAGCAGACCGCGTTCATCAGTCATTGCAACAAAGAATGACTGTGAATCTTGATGTATCAAGCGCGGTTGCACACGTTCAGCAGGTTAAAACACAATTAGCCTCAATTGGTGGCACATCTGGTCTCCGAATCATCATTGATGCTGACGCAGTTGTACGAACACTCTCACAGATACAGAATAGGCTGCGATCGTCAGGTGTGAGGATTATTTTCGATACCTCAACAATAAAAACGGAAGCGCAACAAGTGCGATCGATCATCCTTTCACAACTAGGCCAGATTAAAACGAACATCCAAATTCAATTACCTGCATCGCTAACTGTGATGTTCACGAATATCCAAAGGCTTGTCATGAGGCTGCTCGTTGCAGTTCGACAACTAAGCAGAACGAACACAGGATCACAACAACTCCAAGCAGCCCTACAACGAATAGCGGCGTTAGAGGAGCAAATCAATCGATCACAACAGCAGCTAAACGGAAGGCTGCGAGAAGGTGGATCTGCGTCTGAGGGGCTATTGAGTAATCTTAAGGGCATGGCTGCCACCTATCTTTCAGTTCTCGCATTACACAAAGCAGTTAGCTTTGTTAATTGGTCTGACGGGATTGCTAGCACAAATTCACGATTAGGCATGATCAATGATGGTACTCAGACTCAACTCGAGCTTCAACAAAAGGTCATGAATGTGGCAAATGAAACCAGGCAGGCTTATAAAGAAACGGCGAACATGGTTGCCCAACTGGGGGCATCAACACAAGGTGTTTTCAAGACAAACAAAGACTTGCTCGATTTCACTTCACGTTTCAATAAACTGCTCGTTACGGGTGGAGCAAATGCTGAAGAAAGTAAGAGTGCCATCCTTCAAATGACGCAAGCCTTGGCGAGTGGTGTCTTGCAGGGTGATGAGCTCCGTTCATTGAGCGAAACAGCTCCATTACTGATGAAAGTGTTGGCTGATGGGTTGGGTGTGTCTCGGGGGTCTTTAAAGCAGTTAGGTGCTGATGGGGAACTTACTTCTGATAAGATCGTAGCTGCTTTCGCCAAACAAGATGCTTACATCAACAAGCTATTTGCGAAAATGCCAGTAACCTTTGGACAGGTAATGACGATGGCTCAGAACAAGATGGTAACCTGGATCGCAACACTCAATAAAGCTGATGGTCCAATACAAAAGCTCACACAGTCCATAGCAGGCTTGATGAATTGGATGGATACTTCACAGGGGCAGGGTTTCCTAGATGGTTTATCCTCTGGAATCAGATTAGCTGCAGATGGAGTGGCTTGGTTTGTTAGTCTCGTAACAAATAATATGGAGATCGTGAAGAATATTCTGCTCTCACTTGGTGTGGTGTTGACAGTAGTTGGTGCATACTGGATTGCGACTTGGGTTGCAGCTGCGTGGCCTGTGTTAGCAGTCGTTGCTGGTATAGCTTTACTTGTGACGGTTCTTAATCATTTTGGAGTATCCGCCCAGCAGATTATCGGATTCGTTGCAGGTGCATTCGCCTCGTTGTTCGCATTCCTTTATAACCAAGTTAGCTTTGCATGGAATTTCATTTTGGCTTTCGCAGAGTTTTTTGCAAACATCTTTATAGATCCGGTGTACGCCGCAAAAAAGCTAATCTATGATCTGGACATGGCATTCTTCGATCACATGTACAACATGGCACGATCTGCGGAGGACTTTGCGGGTGAGTTTATGAAGTCAATTCTTAACGCGGTGAATAAAGCGTTGGAAGGTTTTAATTGGCTTGTGGATGAGGTGAACGGAATGTTTGGCACCGATTTCACAAAAGCAGAACTGTTCAATGCAAATAATATCCACGCTGTTAGTGACAAAATCAACGAAATGAGAAACCGACTAGAACAACCTATCAGCACAAAAAACGTTGTAGATTTCTCGGGTTATCGAATGAATGAAAAGAATTTAGCGAGTGCCTTTGGTAGCGGAAAAGACTATGGCAATAACCTTTTTTCCAAACTATCCAACACGATGGACGATATCAAGATCAAAGGAGATGCTTGGTCAAACGGAACGTTAAACCGAGTAAACGAAGTGGGTAAAATCAAGGAGAAAGTGGATATTTCCAGCGAGGACTTGAAAGTAATGCGGGAGCTTGCTGAAATGAAAAACATTCAAAACTTCGTTACGTTACAGCCCACAGTTAGTGTAACAACAGGTGACATCAACAATGGATATGACATTGATACCATCATCCGCAGAATTGAAAAATCGTTAGATGAAGAGATTAAAACTTCTGCTCAGGGGGCGTATGGCCTTGGATAATGTGCACATGAGTTTGAGTTTCAACAATCAAGCAAAGATTATTTATTTTCCTGTTTTGCCTGAGAAGATTGAAATTGGAGATGGCCAAAATAGCAAAAGTTACACAACTGAAGCCCTCGGTGAAATAAATGTGATCAAGTCGCCGAAACTTACAATCTTTAAATTTGAAAGTGAGTTTCCTGCTCAGATTTATCCTTATGTCACGCAGCCTCAATACTTAAAACCTCCATTCGAATATGTAGCGGACATAAAGAGTTGGATGGCAACAAAAAGACCTGTGCGCTTCATCTATGCAGGGCAGAGTTTCGATATAAACGAGGCAGTTTCAATCGAATCCTTCGACTGGAAAGAAGTCGCAGGGACAAACGGGGATATTGAATTCAGCATCATCTTAAAAAAGTACGTTTTCTACGCAGCACAAAGGGTTACCACTACTACGGATGCAAATGGACAAACTGTACTCATCAAAGAGCCACCAAAGAGACTTGACGAACGAGTGCGGCCAGAAACGTACACGCTTAAACCTGGTGATAACTTGTGGATTGTAGCTAGGAGAATACTGGGTGATGATTCTAGATGGAGAGAGATCCAAACGCTAAATGGTCTAACAAACGCTGATTTGAAAAAGCTTCCTGTTGGACTTGTGCTGAAGATTCCACAAACGTAGGTGATGCTGTTTGCTTAATGTCGTAATCGATAACAGGAATGGGACGTTGTGGGATATATCGCAGATCGTTTCGTCAGTTACTTGGAAAATGAGTCGCATTGGAAAGCCATCATCAATTGATCTTACGTTCATTAAGGGAGGTATCTACCAGGATACTTCCTTTGCCATGAACACCGGAGACGTCATCCGAATTCGAAGCGTTGAGCCTAACGCTGATTTGTTTTATGGATATGTGTTCGAAATTGCTGATGGACAAGATGAGGATGTAACAATCAAGGCTTACGATCAGATCCGTTATTTATTGGCAAACGACACATATGTGTTTAAAAACATAACAGCCTCAGAAGTGATCAAAAGAATAGCTGATGATTTTAGCTTGAAGACTGGAGTCATTGAAGACACTGGGTACAAGATTCCAAAAATGCTGGAAGATAATAAAAAGCTTCTAGATATTATTTGGAAAGGCCTCACCATGACGTTAATCAACTCGGGTAGAAACTTCTCATTTTTTGATGACTTCGGTGCTTTGTCGCTACAGAATATAGAAAATCGAGTGGTGGATTTTTTCATTGGTGACGCAAGCCTGATGATAGGTTATGATTCCTTTCGCTCTATCGAAGATTCCTATAACCGGGTAAAGCTCGTCCAAGACAACAAGAACACGAAGAAACGAGATGTATACATTATTCAGGACAGCGCGAATATTGACAAATGGGGTAAGCTACAGCTTTTTCACAAAGTAGACGAGGATCTTAATGCAGCCCAAATAAACGAAATGCTTCAACGGCTCATTGAAACGAAAAACCGCGAGCAAAGGAAGTTTCGAATTGAAGCTATTGGTGATGTGCGAATTCGTGCAGGTAGCTATGTTCGGATTATTATCGACAAGCTAGGAATTAATCAGCTTTTTCTTGTGGACGAATGTACACATAAATTTGATGAGGGGGACCACACCATGAGTATGGAAATGAGGTTGATCTAATGGGGTTATTGGATAGCATCAAGAAAGCTGCGGCTGGATCAATTGAAGACAGCAATCCTGTGGCGATCCACTTCGGTACCATCACACAGCAAAATCCTCTTGAGGTGAACGTTGATCAACGTCTCATACTCTCGGAGGATTTTTTTGTTCTAGGTGAAGATGTCAAACAGAAGATTCTGAGGCCAGGAGATACATTGCTACTACTGCGAGTACAAGGCGGACAAAGCTATGTCATATTAGATAGGGTGTGAGAGTGGTGATACCACAAGGGAGCATATTAAATAACTCGCGTGAAGAAGTGCAACAACAGCCCAGCCGAACATATCGTTTGGACCCAGTTACCAAGAGAATATATGGAATGATAGATGGGATTGAAGCAGTAAAGCAAGCTGTTCGCCTTACCTTAGGAACAGAGAGATTCGAACACCTCATCTACAGTTCGAACTATGGTGGTGAGCTGAGGGAGATGTCTGGCGCTGATTCAACATATTTTTCATCTGAGATCAAGAGAAGGATTCGAGAAGCCCTCATCCAAGATGATCGCATAAGAGAAGTTCAGGATTTCCGTATCTCTCATTCAGGTGATAGTGCCTTAGTTACATTTACGGTTATTTCAGTGTTTGGGAACTTCCAAGAGGAAAAGGCGGTGAACGTGCGTGTATGAGCATATGACGTTTGATAAGATCATGCAACGCATGTTGGATCGCATTCCAAATGACGTTGATAAGCGCGAGGGAAGCATAATCTATAACGCATTATCTCCTGCTGCTGTAGAGTTGTCGCAGCTCTATAAGGAGATAGACATCAACTGGGAACAATCCTATGCAGACAAGGCTACAGGGATACCCTTGGAACGGCGTACAGCTGAACAGGGGGTAAACAAAAAGGAAGCATCCTCAGCCAAACGTAAAGGTCTGTTTTACGGCCGCGATGGGCAACTGGTAGATATACCACTCGATGCCCGTTTCTCGCTTGAAGATTTAAACTACCGCGCTGTAGAACGCATCTCAGTTGGGCAATACGTGCTGGAATGCGAAACTCTTGGGATTGTCGGCAACAGTCAGTTTGGAGACTTGATTCCAATCGATTATATCGACGGGTTAACTCGAGCAGTTTTGGCTGATGTGCTGGTGCCTGGTGAGGATAGAGAATCAGATGAATCATTGCGGAAGAAGTACTTTGACTCATTGAATGAGAAGCCGTTCGGCGGGAACATCGCTGACTACAAAAAGAAGCTGAACGATATCCCTGGTGTTGGTGGAGCCAAAGTCATCCCAACGTGGAAAGGTGGAGGAACCGTCAAAGGTGTACTTATCGGCAGCGATTTTAACCCACCAGCAAGTGAGTTAGTGAACGATGTTCAAACAGCAATTGATCCGGTCGAGAATAGTGGGCTGGGCATCGGCCTTGCGCCTATTGGGCATCGCGTCACGATTACAGGTGCTTCTGACGTTACAGTAAATGTTGAAACGACTTTAACGCTTGATACAAATACCACACCTGAGCAGATACAGCCAGAAATCGAGGAAGCCATAGGAGATTATTTGCTGGCCCTCCGCAAGACTTGGAAAGACGAAGAGCAGCTAATTGTTCGCTTGAGTCAAATCGAGGCTAGGTTCCTTACTGTGCCCGGTGTTCTTGATGTTAGCGGCACCAAGATTAATGGAGTGGAAAGTAACCTAGTTGTAGGGAAAGAGCAAGTGCCCGTTCAAGGTGGTGTTGTGATTGTCGCAACCTAACCGCTTGTTATCGTATCTGCCAGAAGAGTTATACGACGTCAGGGAGTTTGAAGAGATAGCGAACGCCTCTGAACCTGAATGTGACTTGTTGGCTAACGCTGTCCAGCAATTGCTAGATGATCAATTCGTAGAAACGTCCAGCGAAAGTGGCATTGCCAGACGAGAGAAAATGCTCGGAATTCAAGCCGATAAAAGAGTGGAGTCGCTTGAATTTAGAAGACAACGGATCATCAATCGCCTGTCTACAAAACCTCCATTTACTGAGCGATTCTTGCAGCAGCGACTCGATCAACTCGTTGGGCCCGGGGTTGCTAAAGTTGTCGTCGATGTTCAGAACTTTCATTTGTATGTGACAGCAAAAATTGATGATGCACCCGTGTTCAAAGAAGTCGTTCATACTGTTCAGCAAGTAAAGCCGGCGAACATGGTGTATCAACAGCAAACAGCTTTACACGATGCTATTCAGCTGGCAGAGAGAATATCAAAGGCTGTTCTCACTCGAATGACTAAATTATCCACTACATGGAAACTCGGTGTCACACCATTTGCTGTACGCGGTGAGGAGGAACAAATCAAATGATTGAAGACCGGTTTCTTTCAGATGTTGCTGGTTTCATTAATAGCTATATAACAAAGGTGGTCTTGAACGAAAGTTTCGAGATCACTTCTTTTTTGGTCAAAGAAGTGTGTGGCAACTTGCTGTATCTGGAGTATTTGGTTCCAGCAGCCAGCGTCAGTGAAGTTCGCCTCATTCAACCACAAAACGCACTAGGTAATGTTGTGAGTACGAATGAGGTGTATGTACCGATTTCATCTGATACAGCCATTCGCCAAACGATCGAAGTAAAGGAGGTCCTGAACAGTGCCATTTCAGGCTAAATTAGACTGGAAATATGAAGATACACCAACAGAAGACGATGCAAACCGTTGGGAGCAGGGGATTAGCGAAGCAGTGACAGCTGTTGAGGACCATGGTCCGCGTCTAGCGAGTTTAGAAACACGAGTCAAGACGTTAGAAGACGCCGTATTGAACGACTTCAAAAACAACCGTTTCACGGTATCGTTTGCAAATCCAGCAGGCGTGAAGATACAGCGGGGCTGGTTTGATCCTGCCAACGCTAGGCTGATGATCAAGTAAGAGTCAACGAAGAAAGGAGGAATATCAATGGCATTAACATGGTCACCCGTAGCTAGTTTGCCTGCGGGCAGAGCATATTTTGGTCAGTCTGTTTTGCCGGATGGAAACGTTCTTATTACTGGAGACATTGCTGCAACTGGCAATGCGCACAAGTATGATTTTTCGACAAACAAGTGGACAAACCACTCTTTACGCGATTACAACAACATAAGCTATGGTGTAAAAGATCACTTGCAGATTAGCTTGGCAAGTGGAAAAGTCCTGATAATCAGCGGCAAGAGCTTGTCCAACACCTACCTTGATGACATTCTCGAGTACAACTTTGTAACAGGCACCTCAATCGCAAGAAAAGTTTCTCCAGCTGCCGGCGCCGCACGAGGATGCCTGCTACAAGATGGACGAGTGCTTGTTATCTCTAATGGTACGCTTGGGAGAAACGCAGCAATCTATCTGTATACCCCAAGTACAGACACTTGGCAGTATGTGAGAGACTTTGGGTCAAACCCAGACCCAACTGGTATTGGCGTGTCACTGCTGCTCGATGGTCGAGTGCTACTTACTGGAGGGGTTGGATCGACGGGCCGACCCTCACCACTTTGCTATATATTTGATCCGGCAACCTTATCAACTACTCGTGTGGCAGACATGCCGATCGGGTTAAACAAACACGGTCAGTCTACACTGCCTGACGGTCGAGTGCTCATCACTGGCGGACTGGTGCGTGTAGGATCAAACGATGAACCTACTGCCGAGGCTTATGTTTATGATCCAGTCCAAAACACATGGACAAGGTACATAGACTTACCTTCAGCGCGCGCGGGACACGGTCAGTCAACACTGCCAGACGGAGCCGTATTTGTAGTGGGTGGAAGAAATGGTTCAACAAGTTTGACTGATACGTATGTTTTGCCTTGGAATAACGCGCCATCTGTAACGCTGACTAGCCCAACCAATAACCAAACCATCAAGCAGGGTACTGACGTCAACTTTCAATGGACGGGTAGCGATGCTGACGGTGACGCACTAACCTATACATTGCAGGTAGGTACATCGGCAGGCGCTTCAAACATTTACAACGCCAGCGTTGGTTCAGCGATGTCCAAGAAAGGAATCAGCACTGCTTGGGCAGTTGGATTGTACTATTGGCGTGTTATTGCGGATGACGGAAAAGGCGGAGTTACAACATCAACTGAAGGTGTTTTTGGTCTGGCGAAAGGGAATTTGGTCGCGATTTCACCTGCAAATTCAGTGGTAAGAGACACACGTATGAACAGCACCAATGCGTCAACTAACTATGGAACAGAAAATACTATAGCGATCCAAGGCGGCTCAACTATTGATAGAGCGTTGCAATTATTTGATCTCGGCTTGATTCCAAATAACGCCGTTATCAATAGCGCAGTATTAAAGTTGTACAAAGAGTCGGGCGTTGCTAGCTCCGTTAACCTGCACAAGGTAATCACAGATTGGGTAGACACTAGTGCTACATGGGCAATTGCTCCTAGTTTCAATTCAACAGCTGTAGCAACTCTTTCTTTTACAGCAACCAACGGATTTCATCAATTTGATTTGAAAACATTAGTGCAAGATTGGATAAATGGTGACAAAAATTGTGGGATGTTATTTAAGCTTCCAAATGAAGCAACAAGCGTAAACATCCAATTAAGTTCTGCCAACAACCCTACCGTTGCAAACCGTCCAGTTTTAGAGGTTGACTTCTCCATCCCGACAACAGGCAAAAAACAGGTAGAGTATGTAGGAAGTGGAGCGGTTGCTTCAACGGCAAGTGGAACGAGCATTTCAGTTCCCCTTGCCGTTGGGGTTATTACAGATGATCTTCTTGTCGCAGTTATTCAAAACGGTAGCGGTCAAGGTAATATAAGTACTCCATCTGGATGGACACTTCAATTCACGTACCCAAGTATTCGAAGCAGCAGCTATGCAATATATACAAGGTTTGCCACAAGCAGTACGGGTAACGTTGTCTTTTCGAGCGCATATACATCGAACTGGGGCGGACGTATCCATGCGTTTCGAAATGTGAAAAGCATACATCAAAAAGCATCACAGGCAATGTCTGCCAATACTAATTTTCAGCCAACTGAAGGCACGATAAATGCGACTATAACTAATCTATTAGCAGCAGTATTCAATTCGGCTGATAGTAATTATAGATTTACTCCTCAAATAAACTTTTTTGAAGTTATAGACGAAGGTCAACCGCAAGACAAGTATGGTAATCAAGTTATGCTAAGTTACATGCATAATAAGAATAGTTTGACCGGCTTGGATATGCGCTCGTTTTACAGCGGGACCGGTTATGGTGCCAGCACCTTGTTTATGCTTGAGCCGAAAACAAATACTGCACCAACACTCACGCTCACCTCACCTGCCAATAATCTTTCATTAGCGGAAGGCAACACGATGGCAGTTCAGGGGTCTGCAACAGAAGTGGACAGCGGGAATGTAGTCACAAGCAAATACAAAATTAATAACGGAACCGTAAGGGCGTTGCAATCCGGTGTATCAAACGGAAGCACGCCTATTTCTTTTGCCAAGAATCTAACCTACAAAGGGAAGCGAATGTGGGACGGAGCCGTAGATGTATCCGGTGCTGACCTGGCAGAAAACGTTGACCACACCCTTACGGTATGGGCCGAGGATGACCAAGGCGGCAAGAGCACTGAGGTGATCCGGAAGTTCAGAGTGATCTGGAACCGCCCTCCTGTAATCAGCGATAGTAACCGTGATCTAGGCATTCTCGAAGCTGCACCAACGGTCAATTACAGCGTGGCAGACCCAGAGAGTAATCCATTCACCGTTACCGAGAAGCTCAATGGCTTAGTAGTCCGCACATTTGCTGGCGTCTCTGGTAGACAAGAAACGTTCCAGATTTCACCCGACGCATGGCTCAAGATGGAGCCTGGTGTGGTACACACACTGACGATCGAGGCTACAGACGACCAAGGCGCGAAGTCGACCAGGATATACACCCTTACACGATTCGAGAATCAAATCTCCTTTGAGATTGAAACGCCATGGACGACTGACGTAGCTGCCAAGCGTGTTCTACTGACGATGGACATGTCACTGCCTCCAGGGGCTGTATTCGTGGCTGAGGCAACGAACAACGCATTTGACGCTGTTCCTGCCTGGGAGGACATTTCCTTCAATGCACGCTACGGTCGTGGCTATGTGTTCCAAAACGCACAGAAAACAGCTGCAACGTGGGGAGTCAGTATTCGCGTGCGTATTGAGAAAGGAACAGCGACAGAGCCAATCACTGTCAAAGGGTTTGGGGGTGCATTCGATTGACGATACCTTTGGATTTTGAAAAACCAGTCAGCGAAATCCAAGATGCCCAGAATGCGATTATTCAAGAGAAAATGTCTGTCGGTGCTTTGGGACAAGAACTAGCGATGGAGAAGATCAAGAACATGCAAAAAGACATGCTGATTTCATCACTCGGGCAAAAGGTAGCCTTATTGACACTTGAAGTAATCCAATTGAAGGGAGGTGAATAACTATGGCATTTTGGATGCTCGCTTTTAACATGAAATGGGTAAATGCGGATCAGCTTCGCCTGGCTGTAAAAACTCAAACAAATCCTTTTGGTGAAATCACACCGGAAGAATACAAGCAAATCACCGGTCAAGATTTCTAGGCTGGTGATTTTTTTGTTGGGGAGCTGCTGACGTGGCTCCCTGATTTTTTGCCCCAAGGGGGTGAGGAGGAAGATGAAACGATGAAGTTTCTTCAAAGCTTAGATAACGTAGCCACCCCAGCGAACGGAATGGCAGCAACAATCGGGGCTCTTTTATCATCTGTTTTTCAGTATTTCTATGGCAGTAATCGCGTGGACATCTTGACCGTGCTTTTCTTTGCATTTGTTCTTGATTGGGTAACCGGCATTGCTGCATCGAAAAAAGATGAAACGTATTCCTCAGAATATGGCCTAAGCCGAATCCCACGTACACTGTTTCTATTAGCACTACCAGCATTCGCAAATCTTTTGGATAAGGTGATAGGCACACCCGGATTCCTGTTCTATGGGGTATCATTCGGTCTACTCTACCACACATGGAACAGTATGACCGCAAATGCTCATCGTGCAGGCTGGCCAATGCCAAAATCAATTGAGAAGATGGTTGGTTCTGAGATCAAAGCGAAGGCAGAGCGATCTGCGCGAAGGGAGTCAACAAAGTGAATCAACAGGAATTCATTTCACGGATTGCACCGACTGCTGTTGAGGACATGCACAAGACTCGCATACCAGCTTCATTAACGATCGCTCAGGCTATTCTGGAATCTGGATGGGGCTCTTCTGAGCTGGCCGTGAATGCTAAAAATCTATTTGGCATAAAAGGCACTGGTCCTGCTGGCAGCTATGAAAAGGTATCTGATGAAGTTGTGAATGGCAAGAAGATCCAGAAAGCCTCTACCTTCCGCAAGTACAACAATTGGACGGAGAGCATACGGGATCATACAGATTTCCTTTTAAAACCGCGATATTCAAAAGTGATTGGTGCTGATTGGAAAACAGCATGCCAGGAGGTCTATGACGCAAAATACGCTACAGATCCTGTCTATCCAAAGAAACTGATTGAAATCATTGAGCAGTACAAGCTCTATCAATACGATGTTCAAAGAAAGGAAGGGGCACCTATTAATATTACAGACATGCTCCTGACGAACAAAACAGCACGACCCGGCACTAAGATTACGCCAAAGGGTGTAGTCATCCACTGGACAGCAAATGAGGGCAAGGGCGCTAATGCAGTAGCTAACCGGAACTATTTCAATAAGCCAACGACTGAAGCTAGCACTCAGTACATCGTTGATGACACGCAGATCATTCGCTGCCTGCCTGAAAACGAGATGGGGTATCACGTTGGTGCAAAGACGTACAAGCCTGATGCACTCAAGCAGCTGAGCTCGTATCCAAATAACTGCACCATTGGAATCGAGATGTGTGTCAACGCAGATGGAGATTTCAAGGCGATGTACCAGAACACGCTGGAGCTGGCTGCCGACATCCTTAAACGCTACGGCTGGGGCGTAGATCACCTGTGGCGTCATTTTGACATTACCGGAAAGAACTGCCCGGCTTACTTCGTAGGGGACGATTACGCGCGGAGATTCACTGGGTTAACAGCTGCTCAAGCGTGGGCCAAATTTAAAGATGATGTACAGAAGTTACTCACAGGGAATCCACAGAAAACACAAAATACTGTGGATACTTGTCAAATTAGTCTAAAGCTAGATGCCACAGGGCTTCTCATTGATGGAGTGTCCTATGTTCCGGTTCGTGCCATCACAGAGGCGGTAGGGGGAACGATAGGATGGGACCCTGTAACTCAAAAAGTGACTGTAAATGGGGTCGAGGTAGCAGTTAGAAATGAAAAAGGGACATCCTATGCGCCGGCTCGTGTGCTAGCTGAAGTCCTTGGCAAGCAAGTGGAATGGGATGGAACGACAAAAACTGTGTTGTTGAAAGGGGTGCTGTAGTATGGAGTGGTTTACGCAAACGGTTCTCTTTTTTCAGGAGCGGGGCTGGTTAATGGCTCTGCTCTTTTTAGTTTTAGGGGCAATGAGTGCTGACCTCTTTCCTCGTGTCTACGCCTTTATCGCCGACATTGAGGGTAAGTACCCGCAGTTCGAAGCCCTACTATTTACGAAGGAAAAAGAACTCATTGATCGATATGAGTTTTTACCGACACGTATACGAAACGGCTTTGCTATGATTGGCGGAAAGCAGGCATGGGCGTGGTTGGTTACTCGGATGTACCGATATATGAGAGAACGGACTTGGAAATCACAATAGAAAAACGTGCACAAGGTATAACTCGAGTGCCCTCCTTTTGGATTATTTTTCTGAAGAGGGCTTTCGTATTTTCTGTGACCAATGTTTAACAGAGAAAAAAGCACTGAACAAATAGTGAGATTATTAAATATATTCTCTTTTTTGTTGTAAATAATATCCACAAATGATAAATTAGCCCTAGATCATAGGTCTTTTGATGGGAGGGGTTGATTAGTGTATGGCTTTGAAGGATATTCTAATAATGGAAGTTCCATCTGGTGCACTTAAGCAAATAATTTCTGAGCGAGAACTGGACGCAAGAAAAAATTCAATAGATGAAATGGCTGAGGAAATATCAGATAAGGTTCCTGAATTAGGGAGAGCATTAGCGGATCAGTTCCAATTTGCAGGAGCAACGGCAGTTAATATTCACGTTATGATGAGTGGTATTCCAGCAGAATGGCACAACAAAGACTACTTTCGGGATCATCTGATCCAAAAATACGGGGATACCATTTTCAAACGGGGAATACGACCGCAACTAAACGAGAAACCCCAGCTTATTAGGGCATATGAACTAGGAAATAAAATGGTTTTGGCCTTCTCACTACTAGGAACTCCACGTAGATTTCTTGAGGATTTTGAAATTGTAGTACGATCACCACAAATTCTTGAGTACGTCATTATCCATTTTTCACCTTTTTCTTTTGAAATACGTGCCAGTCAATCTCAAAATGAATTGTTTAAGCAAGCAGTTCTTGGGGTTATGGATATTTTTAACGAAGAAGTTTATTGGGACAAAATCACTAAGCTAAACGACCTGCAAGCAAACGAGTTGGCTCAAAGATTAGGAGCAAGACTTCGTGCTGCTAAGCATAAAATGACTGAAGGTGTATACGCTACCAAAGAAGTTACAGCAAATACACAGGTTGAAGATTTAGAGGCAACTGAGGAATACAAGAAGGAATTTACCGGGACTCCGATGAAAAAGAAAACATTGGTGTTTCGATTTACGTACAGCTTTGGTTTTGAAGAGGACATTTCATATGTTATTACAGATGAGGGGCTCTGGTTCCGGACAAAGGTCGGAGAAGAAGTTATTGATCATGTTCTGCAAGAGATTCTAAGGATTAAGTTCCCGCAAATAGAAGAAGACATTAATCAGGGACTTGACGATGAGGAACTTGTGGTTGAAACTAAGGGGTAACAATATTCAAGTGAGGTGAGTGTGCATGTCTACATTTCTTATCGATGATGTATTAGAGGAAATGGCAGTAGAAGGAAAAAAGCACTTTTCACCTCACTATGTTTGTACACGAACAGGAATAGCTGATCTTAAATTTGTTACTGAGCATCTGCTTACACTACTCGGTAAGAAACTAAGGGTATATTTTGAAGTTGAATGCCCTGATGGGGATAGTGACTATGCAGTAGATTCCCCGTCAGATATTGTGAAAGAAGAACGAAAATGTCACATTTGTGATGTTACATATATTCCAAATCCCGAGAAGGTCTGGATTGCTTTTGATTTTCTTCCTCCATATGTGGAACACGTAAAAAAAAAGGTGACAGGACAACCAGACCTTCCTCTGGGCATCCTGCAGTAAACGCCTCAGGCACAACTCTTTTTGATTTAAATAGAGTTGGTTTAAGTCAGGAGAAAATAGCATCTATTATCGTACAGCAAATAATACTTAACGGGGGGGAGTTAAGCTTGGATCAAAGAACTATCTCGGATAGTTTCAATCAATCAGCGTTTAAGGGAAACCTAAATGTACAAAGTGACCAGGTAGATCAGCAATATTCTGAAACAAACGGAATCAATTCGGAAGCGTTAGTTGCTTTTCTTACTGAAATCAATAAATTACCTGAAGGACAAGAAAAAACAGATGCATTGGCTGATTATCAGACTTTACAAGAAGCTGTTAAAAAAAGTAACTGGGAAAGAGCAAAAGGAGTGTTTAAGCTTTTCTCAGAAACGCTACGAACCTCTGCAGCTGGTGTAACTGTCGCAAAAGTAATTGGGCTTTTACCTCCACTTCCATAAAAAGAAGTGGTTTTTTATTTGCACGTTCCCCACTTGTTCGAATATTAGATTATACTGCGACAAGGCGGTTACTCCAGTAGTTGTTGAATGACTTGAAAATGACAAAGCCCTCCTTCCGGTTAACGGGGGAGGGCTTTGTTGCGTTATTTGGTCCTATCAGAGATACCGAGGTGCTTTTTCAAAGCGTCTTGCAAAACGTGTGAAAAATTCACCTTATGTTCTTGTGCTATGTCATCGAGCCACTTAGGAATGGTCAATGTTTTCTTCACTGCACGATTCTCTATCTCGTCACGGAACGGAGGCATCCACGCCTCTATTAACGTAACAACTTCGGCAGGATCCGGCTTCAACGCAGTCGGTGCGGAGGGTTCTGGGATCGTTTCGCCATCTTGTTCCATTCCGTAGAGGTGCAGCGCCATAGCTTCACGTGCAATGCGAAAGGCTTCTTCCGAGTTGTCTCCGCAAGTGATGCAGCCGGGAAGGTCAGGAAATGTTACGGAGATGCCGTCGGGCGCGTAGTGGAACAACGCGGGATAGAAATACCGATCTTTCTTCATTTGTCGTCACCGCCTTTAGTTAGTGTAATTTCCGAAAAGAATCGTTTTCGGAATAAATCACATGAACGATTATGTTTTATTTTTATTTAATATCGGGGAAACAAGGGGGATTAGAGTTTAATCCCCGCCTGCTTCTCGATGTTCTTTAGTGTACCGAGTGGAATGTCTTTTCTAGGATGTGGAACCGTCACTCGCCCGGGCTTGGTCGGATGTTTGAACTGCCAGTGGCTTCCTGATGTATGTACCGAGTACCATCCGTCTTGTTCAAGTGCCCGTATTATCTCTCTTGATGAGTGACTAGCCATGATTCACCTCCCTTATGATCCCATTATAACACGTATAATAATACGTGTAAATGGTTTCTGGGAAAATTTATAGTTGTATGTTCGCGCTTTGTTCGCATATAATACGAACATAAGTTCTGTTCCGGGGGCGAACGACATGGTAAACGAATTGCAACGAGCGATAAATCAGCAACAACATATTCAAATCATTTATCTAGGTAGCGACAAACAGACAACAAAACGTACTATACGTCCATTGGAGATAGTAGAGGATCGATTGAAAGCATACTGCCTTACCAAACGTGCTCCAAGAGTATTCGTCATAGACAATATCCTAGCTATTTATCCTGCATCTGTAACAAAGAAAGGGGCCTAATTATGAGATACATTACTGCTAGGCAAAATGATGTACTTAATGCCATTCGCCAATATATCCAAGAGAACCAGTACGCACCAAGTATTAGGGAACTGGGTACAATGGTTGGTTTAAGATCATCCAGTACGGTGCATCGACATCTCGAAAAGCTAAAGGAGAATGGACGTATACATTGGGAGACATCGTCGCCCCGAACAATTACGATTATCAAGGGTGAGGACGTTGCTGTCTGATATCGAGCGCAAAGTATTAAGGGTGATCGGGAATTATTCAGCCGGACGTCGTCGCACGCCGACGGTAAGCGAGCTGTGTATCAAAACAGGACGTAACAGAGGTGGCATAATGACAGTGCTGGAGGTCTTGGCACGCGAGGAATATATCGAGTGGCAACGTTCGGAGCCGGACAAAATGGCCGTATTAGAAGCTTGGGAAAGGAAGGGGTCCAGGATATGACGAGTAGGATTGATAACCCTTTGTTTATGCGTTTCGTCTTGCCAGAGCAGCGGAAGTTGTATCTCCAGATGAAAGAGGACGAGAAACTGGTTTCCATGCCGACAATCGAACAAGATGAGCTGGAATCATTTCACTATATTATCCGTGACTCGGCGCGCAATGATTATGCCATCACAGTGTCTTGGTGGAATCCGATTAAGGGGGAACTGGGAAGTATCTGTAGTATGTGGGGCGAGGTAAAGTGTATCGATCAGAATGCCCGGCGCATTAAATTGGTGAGCGACGAGGACTGCCAGTGGATAGAGTTAGATAGGATTACTGATGTTAAAGGTTAATACTTTAATCATTACAATGGGGGAAGTAGCATGGCAAAAGCGGCCACACCCAAACGACCAACGCGGGATGAATTTGAATTAGAGGACCTAGGAAACCAGCTTGTGGAAGCAAAAGAGGATGGCGACGAAAGGGCTTTATCCGTCTGGGGCGAGGCTGAGAAAGTACGTGGGCGGATCACGGTTCTTGATTCGCGCACAAGGCTCGTTCATGTAGACGAAAACGGAGCAACAAGAAAAATTCCGTTCCTTGACATCATGAAAGTGAGTTACGAGTAATTACCAGCGCACGTATAAGTCATGATTGATACAATTATATCGGTGATGCTATATGGATTCCACCAAG